CTTTAAAAGTGTTGATTCTCAAAGTCAAAGATAGTACACTAGATCAACGTCACATTGATCGCAAAGATGATCAAGATGACAAATTCAAAAATTCTCGTAAAACAAAAATCTCGAATATCATGAGTTCACTTACACTCATGGACTATATAGAGACAATGGTCAACGAAAATCTCGATGATCAGGCGAAGATTATTGATCATATTAGAAAATTTTACAACTGGAGTGAATAATTATGCAGTTAGAAGTATCTGTTGAACAGTTGCGCAAAAACAAACTATTTGTTGCAACACCCATGTACGGTGGCAGCGCGCATGGTATGTATGTTAAGTCTTGCCTTGATCTTCAATCCGTATGCTCACAATATGGCATTGAAGTTCGTTTCTCGTTTATCTTTAACGAATCGTTGATTACTCGAGCACGCAACTATCTTGTTGATGAGTTCCTTCGCGCAGAAGGCTTCACTCATTTGCTCTTTATCGATGCTGACATTCACTTTGACCCACGAGATGTGATTGCACTTCTTGCATTGGACAAGGAAGTTGTCGGTGGTCCATATCCAAAGAAGTCAATCAAGTGGGGAGCAATTAAGGAAGGCGTCAAGCGTCATCCAGATATTACTCCTGGTGATATGGAAAAGTTGGCTGGCGATTTCGTCTTCAATCCAGTTCCTGGCACCGAGAAGTTCTCTGTTGCTGAACCAATTGAAGTCCTTGAAATTGGTACTGGCTTCATGATGGTCAAGCGTGAAGTGTTTGATAAGTTCAGAGAACAATATCCACAACTTCGCTATCGCCCAGATCATGTTGGTCAGGCAAACTTCGATGGCTCACGTTATATCCATGCTTACTTCGACACAGTTATCGACAGCAAGGAAAATGGCGGCAAGGGTTCCGATCGTTACTTGTCTGAAGACTACATGTTCTGCCAGTGGTGGCGTAACATGGGCGGCAGCATCTGGTTGTGCCCATGGATGAAGACGCATCACATTGGAACCTATGCATTCACTGGTGATATGCCAGCCGTTGCAAACTTTGTTGGCTCTCTCTGATAAAGAGATTTTGTTATGATTGTAGGTTTGGTTGGCTTTATTGGAGCAGGTAAAGGCACAGTTGCAGATCTCTTGGTCGATCGTCATGATTTCGAAAAAGAGAGTTTTGCAAATAGCGTCAAAGACGCCTGTGCCACAATCTTTGGTTGGAATCGCTCCATGCTTGAGGGTGACACTTTAGAATCCCGAGCATGGCGCGAACAACCAGATGTATGGTGGTCAGAAAAACTCGGTCGTGAGTTCTCACCAAGATTAGCACTCCAGCTAATGGGCACAGAGGCAGGTCGTGATGTATTTCACCCTGACCTCTGGGTTCATACTGTGCTGCGTCGTTGCGAACAGGCTCCTTACAATAACTATGTGATTGCTGATGTTCGTTTTCCAAACGAGATTAATGCAATCGTAAAGTCTGGTGGTAAGGTTGTTCGTGTTCGTCGCGGTGAAGATCCAGAATGGTTTGCGCTTGCTCGTGAGTGCAATATCTATAACAAACAAGAAATAATGCGCAATGCATATCCAGAAGTTCATTATTCAGAATGGGCTTGGGTTGGTTCACATTATGATATTGTGATGGATAATAATTGTTCGTTAGATGAGTTGACTGTAAGGGTTGACAAGTTGGTTGATTCGTTATATAATAATCGTGTTGAAGCAAATGAGGTCGTTAATTATGAAACTTTCTGAAGATACAGTGCAAGTCCTGAAGAACTTCTCAGGCATCAATCAAAGTCTCCAGTTTAAGGCTGGCAAAACTTTGAAGACAATTTCCCCGCTCAAAACAATTTTCGTCGAAGCAACCGTTGGTGAAGACTTCCCGAAAGAGTTTGCGTTGTATGATTTAAACAAACTCTTGGCAAAGGTTTCCTTGTATAAGGATGCTGACTTGGCGTTTGATGATGATAAGATTAACATCAGCGCAAACAAGAAGTCGGATTACATCAAGTATTGTTCGCCGAAAGTTATTGTGACTCCACCTGAGAAGGCAATCACATTTGGTGAGCCTGATTGTTCGTTCAGCCTTTCGCAAGAAGATCTTGACTGGATGCGCAAGAGTGCTGGCATCTCTGGTTCGCCAAACTTCGTATTTGAGAGCGATGGTTCCACGATTCAATTCATTGCCACTGACGTTAAAGATGATTCTGCTGATCAATCCAAGATTGAGATTGGTACAGTTGAAGATGGTAAGGAATTCAAGGTTGTGATGAAGGTCGAAAACTTCAAGTTGCTTGAAGGTTCGTATGATGTTGCAATTGCTAAGAAAGGTCTTGCTCGCTTCAAGCATAAGACCGTTGATATCACTTACTACATTGCAATCGAAGCCGCAAGTTCGACGTTTGGAGAATAATAATGGCACTTGATAAAGCAAAGGTTCTGGGATGCCTTCAAGAAATCTCAAACTCACTCACTCGTATCGAGGCTGAGCGAGATCTTATCAAAGAGATCTTGCAGAAGATGCAAGATGAGTGTGAGATTCCTAAGAAGTTGAGTCGTAAACTGGCGAAAGTTTACCACAAGCGTAACTATGAGGAAGAAGTTGCCGAGCAGAGCGACTTCCAAACCATTTACGAAAACGTGGCTAAATAAGATTATTGGGGTGCAATTTCTTTTGACGGCACTATCCGCCAGACTGCTCGCCGTGGGAGTTCACCTTCCCCACCCCATCTTCTCTTCTGAGTTATATTATGCATAAAGATGATGTGAAATTAGGAATAGTTCTACTCTTGTTCATGGTGTTTGCGTTAGTCAACTCCATCTACCTTTGGCTTCCCGCCTCTGCCCCTCCAGTTCTTTTGGTTATAGGTATTGGGTTATATTCAATTTGGGAGCACAAACGTGGCAACAAGACGTAATTTTTTCAAGTATCTTGGTCTTGCTGGTGGTGTTGCTGGCGGTGGTATTGTAGCCGCTGCTGCTGTTCTTCCTGACGCAGAGAAATGCGAAGCAGTAAAAGAAATCGAATCCAATGGACACAATGGCAAGATGATAATTGGTGCTACTTATGGTCAACTTGCACCACCAGATGGCACACTCAGTTGCGGTCCGCGTTTTGTTCCAGGAACACATAAGCACGTAAGTGCAGGAATGACCGTCGGTCCTGATGGCGAGATGTACTTGATGACAAAAGGAAAATGGCGTAGAATAGTGACTGAATAAACAATCAGGAGTTATATTATGAATGAAGCGTTGTGGGTAGAACGGTATAGACCTCATACTATTGTCGATTGTATTCTTCCTGATGAATACAAGAGCACTTTCCAATCTTATGTTGACCGCAAAGAGATTCCCCATCTCTTGCTTTGCGGCACTCCAGGAACAGGTAAGACTACCGTTGCACGCGCATTGTGTGACGAGATCGGTTGCGACTATCTGATGATTAACGGCTCGGATGAATCAGGCATTGATACTTTCCGAGTTAAGATTAAGAACTATGCGAGTGCAATGTCTCTTGGTGGTGGTAAGAAAGTTATCATCATCGATGAAGCAGATTATCTGAACCCAAATAGTACGCAGCCAGCCATGCGTGCTGCGATGGAAGAGTTTGCGCATAACTGCACTTTCATCATGACTTGTAACTTCAAGAATCGAATCATTGAACCGTTGCATAGTCGATGTGCTGTGATTGAATTTAAATTGCGCAAAGAAGATAAGCCGAAGATGGCGATGGCGTTCATGAAGCGCGCATCAGAAATTCTTACAGGTGAAAAGATTCCGTTTGATAAGGCAGTGCTGGCTGAAGTTGTCAAGAAGCACTTCCCAGATTATCGTCGTGTTCTAAACGAACTGCAGCGTTATTCTGTCAGTGGTAAGATTGACTCTGGTATTCTTACCAGCATTGCTGATGTTTCGATCAATGAATTGGTTACTTCTTTGAAAGATCAAAACTTCAGTGCAATGCGCAAGTGGGTTGCTGATTTTGGTAGCGATGACCCTGCAAAGATCTATCGTAAGATCTATGATAGTCTTTATGATATTATGGATAAGTCCACCATTCCGAATGCTGTCTTGATTCTCGCCAAGTATCAATATCAGGCAGCATTTGTTGCTGACCAGGAACTGAACCTCACCGCATGTCTAACTGAAATGATGGTTGAGTGTAAGTTCAATGGCTGACCTATTTAAAGAAATCATTCCGTCTATTCTACAGACGAAAGAGTATGCTCTCCTGACTGAGCAGGATGAAAAGTCATATTCTGCATTTATGGTGAACCGAGCACTCTCGTTTCATAGAGATACTGTTCTCTGGGCGAACGAGATGAATAAGTTTTCGACTCTGGACAATAAACTCAAATATGACTTTCTTATAAATATTGTTAGAGCCCAAAAGCGTCCATACAGTAAATGGCACAAAAAGGCTCAAAGCAGTGATTTGAATGTCGTAAAAGAATATTATGGCTACTCCGATGCGAAAGCAGAAGAAGCATTAAAGATTCTGTCTCCCAGTCAAATCACCGCTATGAAAAAACAATTATATAAGGGTGATTGACCATGGTCGAAAAATTAGTAGAAGTCACATTAGAAAAGCAAGACGACTTCCTCAAGGTCCGCGAAACTCTAACGCGCATCGGTGTCGCTGCAAAGAACGACAACATTCTTTACCAGTCTTGCCATATCCTCCATAAACAAGGAAAGTATTACATTGTTCATTTCAAGGAACTCTTTGAACTGGACGGTAAGCCATCCAATATGTCAGACAATGACATTCAGCGTCGTAATACGATTGCGAATCTAATGGCTGAATGGGGTTTAGTGAAACTTGTAAATGCAGATAAGACAAAGGATAACGTCGCACCATTAAGCCAGATCAAGATTCTTCCATTCAAAGAGAAGAATGAGTGGCAATTGGTTTCCAAATATACAATCGGGAAGAAAAAGAAGGAAGGTTAATTTATGCTTGTGATGAATGTGTATAAACTTCGTGATGATATTGAACTTCCAACATACGGTACGACTCTCGCAAACTGTTTTGATTTATCATTTCAACCAACATCAAATGTTGTAAATGGATATGATTCATTCAATGCTCAAGTAGAGCGAGAAGTAAACTCTTTTGGTGAAGTCTCCATCTATCCAGGTGATCGTTTGTTGATTCCAACTGGATTGATTTTCAAGATCGAACGTTATGTTACGATTGAAACATTCGCAGACATTGCAAGACACGATGAAGAACTTCCATTACAGAACTACAGCATTCGCCTTCATCCTCGTTCAGGACTTTCGCTTAAGAAAGGATTGATTCTAGCAAACTCAGAAGGTATTGTTGATGTTGATTATCAAGAAGAAGTGTTTGTGCTTTTGACCAATGTTTCCAAGATGGTTCAAACTATTCGCAAAGGCGATCGTATTGCTCAAGCAGAAATCACAACCAATCAACCATTTGCGTTTAAAGTGTTGACAACAAGACCAGAGAAACATTCAGAACGTTCTGGTGGATTTGGTTCAACTGGAATATCAAACTGACATAGTTGAGAATATTATATTATGATTCGTGATGAATTGTCATGGGATGAGTTGTTTATCCTTCAGGCTGCTTTGATCTCACAAAAAAGCAAAGACCCATCAACCAAAGTCGGCTGTGTGATTGTCAACGATGACAATGTTATACTCAGCACAGGCTTCAATGGTTTCCCGAGAGGCATTGAAGAAGATTGGGCTGATCGTTGGAAGCGTCCAGAAAAATATCACTGGGTTGAACATGCTGAACGCAACGCAATCTTCAATGCTGCTCGTGTTGGTGTTTCACTCAACAACTCTCGTGCTTATCTAAACTTTGAACCGAAGCCATGCGCCGAATGCACACGCGCATTGATACAGGCTGGCATCAAGGAAGTCATCGGACCGAATCGCCCATTCACAGGCAAGGGTGCAGGGAAGCATTACTCGATAGACCACGCCGAAGTGATGCTGCGCGAGGCAGGAGTCCGAATACGCTATTTCGACCTCCCCCCAGAACTAGGGTATCCCCCAGAATAGGACCGCTCTCCAGCCTCTCTCCTCGGCGAGAGAGGGATGTCGTAAGTTATTGATTTCACAGGAAATTTCTCTGTTGTTTTCTCCTGTGTTTTTTACGACAATTGTTGTATGAGATATCACTATATCGAGTCGAAAAACGACAAATTCGGTGCTCGCCACACTCTCTGGCATGTTGGAAATTATCATTATCAGATAGAATGCCGCTCTACTGGCAACAAGATTGACCTTCCAGACACCAGTTTCGAACAGGCAAAACTTGTGTTCGATGAGGTGCTCGTAAGTTATTGATTTTGCAAGAGTTTTCCCTGTTGTCTTTTTTACGGGAAAATGCGATAATATATCTATGAAATGCGAAAACACTGTGAAAATTGGTGACGTCGTCAAGAGTCTTGACTTCGTTGGTATCAACGACTGCTTTTATGTCGGTCTCGTGACCGAAATCCTCAACGACGGTCGATTCCGCGCCAAGGCAATCAAGCGTGTGTGGAAGGGCGAGGCTGATAAGCGTCCTCTTGCTGACGAGTTCTTCGCTCCGCTTCCTGGCCATGATTTCTTCGACGACATGGCTGAATGGAAGGATGCTGCTCCGCGCATTCAGGTGCTTGCCTAATGGATGTCAGTCAAGCATGTGTGATTCTTGATCGCCAAGCCAAGTTGGAAGGGACTGGTATCCTTGAACTTCTTCAGACCATTGACCATTACGGTATACATGATTATACGGAATTGTATTGTCTGGATCTGGATCCTGAGTTTCGGTCAGCCTACTATGTTTTTATGAATAGCGCCCGTCAGATGTTTGCGAAGGTGGAAGCGTAATGAAAATCAAAAAGGGTGATGCGATTTGTGTTGAGTTCTATGGCGTTCGACTTTATGGTCGCGTGCTGAAGGTTG